CAAACCGAAGCCATAGAAGCCGAGGCCAGGGAGAAACTTGTAGTGAACAAAGTATTGTGTCTTACCCTTCATCGGATCTTCAGGGTTGTAATTTCTTCTGATAGATAAAACTTCATTAGAGGCTCTGTCTATAGTAATAATGTAAGGTAGGTGATAGCCCTCTGGATCTTCAAATCCAGGTATGTCCATTGAAACGTGACATTCCAACAGTTCATACATCATGTCATTGTTTGTTGGGCTAATCCCTTCTAGCTCATCTTCCTTGTCGGTTGCGTCATTGCTGACATTTGTTTCTGATGGTTGTAATGGTATATCTCTATAGAAGCCCGCTAATTGTTGCGTGCGTATTTCGTTGTAAGACATTTTAACTACGTGTGTAATTCTTTCACACGTTTCTAAATCACTAGCAGTGTACGGAACTACTAGATCTTCTACGGGAACAAAAGTGCTAACTGCTCTTTGTTTGCTCGCATCGTAATAAACTTTCTTAAACGCTGTACCTGCTAACGGTAAATAGAACAATAATTGGTCCATTTCAGGGGTATATTCGTCCATTACCGTAGTTATTTGGTAATTCATGAATTCTTCTACCCTTCTAGCTTGATCCTCAGTTTCAGGTGTTTCGTTCCCCATTACCCTTGTTTTGACTGGTCCCTTACTAGGAAGTAGTTCCTTAAATGCCTGAGCTTGGAACTGGGGTCACGGATTCGGCGAGCATAGGGTGGGTTACGCCAGAAGAACCGGGAAAAGGACGATCCCTGTCCTCATACTTGAAACCAAGTAAGTCTAGTCCCTTAATATAAGCTTCTTCCCACTCGGACCTAGAACCTTTGTCTTCTTCAAAATCACTTATCAGTTGAAAAGCAATCCGTCCTAGCTCGCCTTCGTCAATGTACTCCGCTAAATTTGCATCGAATGGTGTAGTGTCAATTACGTCAACATCAGGAGAGTAGTTTATTTCTGCTCCGTCATCTGTTAATTCAATTGCTATATCACCTGCTTCGTCAGAAGCCATAGGTTCTTCGATCTGAACCTCTGTGCCGTCTTCGACTTCCAGATCTATAAGATCTGATATTCTTTCTATATTGGTTGGTTTACTATTTTCTGCCATTATCTTTGTTTACGTATCTTGGAATTGGAGATAAAAAATCCATTAATACATTTGCAGTTTTTTCCCCAAAATTTTTCTCCATCATTTTATCTACCGCTTCATTTGGTTCTTTTGGTTCTTCGGGAGGCAGAAGGTCTTTTATCGGAAACAGAGGTTTTTCTGGATTATAAAAATCAGGGTTAGCATCTTCTGAAGACGCTCCATGATACATGCCCCCCGCAAACACAGGCAAAGTCAACATAGTGCTTTTTAATAAAGCTGCGGTTTTGTCAAAGCGATTAGCTTGATCCATTATTTTAGTTGCGTCAGCGAAATTTTCTACCAACTCTGCTTGACCTTTTAAATATTTTGACAGTCTTTCTAGTTCCTCAATTTCTTGGTTTATTTCTGTAAATTTTTGCTTAGCAACTTTTTGGTTTATTGGAAATCTAGGGTCAGCGTTTTGAATGTCGTCAATTAATTTTTGACCTTTGGCTACTTTATTTTGGAGCATTGAGTTTAGTTCGTCCATAGATCGCCCAGCATACTGACCCATTACGTCTGCTTGGCTTTTCATAAACTCCACACCTTCATCGGTTTTTGTTCTATGAAATTGAGCAGGCATATATCTTCTAGCTAGTGCATTGCCAATGCCACTACCACTTTCTATAAGTTTTTTTAAAAGACTTACAAGTCCCATGAAGACCTCCTAGTAAACGCCAGTAAACTTAATGCCTCTTTCAGCAGCTCCTCTACCACGGCTCTTGCCTTTACCTGCTCCAGGCTGTGGTCCTTTGGAAGTTGCCATTGTCTTTTGTTTTGCGTAAGGAACAAATCCTTGGTCCTTTATCTTTTCACCTTTATCTGCCATTTTTAACTCCTAGTAATATTCTTTTAGTCTGCGCGGATAACTATCCTGTAGATCATCGTCTGATTCTAAACCAATAAATCCTCCCTGTCGATAACGCATTAACGCTTGCGTAGTGGAGTCTACCAAATCATCGTGATCTCCGAAAGGGAAAGCCGCACATTCTTCTACCAATTCTTCCGCCCAGCGTGTTTCAGGAACATACACCATACCTGATTCCAACATCGGTGCAACTGCATTTACCCTCGCAATTTTATCTTGTCCTTTGCCGGGTGAGTAATTCACCACTGGAATTCCAGAATGTCGCAGTTCGTCGGTTAGCGGTAGCCCACTCGCCTTAGCTTCTACGATTACGGTATCTGGATCCCAGTATTGATATTGATCGTACGCTTGCCTTTTCAACTCTGGAAAATCCCACCGACCTTTCTTTACGTCGAGTAACAATAGAGCTGGTCTCTGGGACCCCTCGTCTGGGTAGAATACGCACCACGTCGTTATAGCAGAATAGTCTGCTGTTTCTTTTTTCGTGTAAGCCGTATCATACGACTGAATAATGTATTGCATTTGTGGAACTTCATCACTGTCCCAAATCTTCCACCATTCCCTTTTTAAAATAGCCCCTTCTTCAGAAGTAGGATTTTGCATCCATTGTGCTTCCCACTTACTTACAGGTATAGAGGCTTTTACCCCTTCCAATTCTTCTATCTTCCAATATTCAGGCCATAAAGGTTTTTGACTATCGGGAAATATAGCTGGGAATTCCACAACTTCCCATTGGTCGGCGTGGTCTTCTACTTGTCTGCTAAGGAGTCTGCCAGTTAAATCTTTGACTGACCACCTTGTCATCACAATAACAATAGCACCGCCCGGTTGTAACCTTTGTCGTGGTCCAGATGAATAATAGTCCCAAGCGTTGTCTAAGGCCGTGGGCGAGAGGGCATCTTGCTCTGAGTGAATATCATCCAACACAAGTAGATCCGCACCACGTCCTGTTACCGCACCACCAATACCTGAATAGAACGCTTCGCCACCGCCATTGGTTTCCCACCTTCCAGCTGATTTACTATCCGCCTTTAGTTGTACGCCTGGAAATACTTCTTGATAAGCAGGTGAGTCGATTAAATCTCTGACCTTTCTACCGAAACGGAAGGCTAGTTCGGCGGTGTGTGTTATTTGCATGACCTTCAACTTTGGATTACGGCCCAAGATCCATGAAGGAAAGAATGTAGATGCGAATTCAGACTTAGTATGTCTAGGTGGCATATTGACAATGAGTCTTTTTAGTTCCCCTTTTGCGACTCTTTCTAGCTTCTCAGCAAATATCTGGTGATGCCTACCTTCCACAAAGTCTGGCCACATGTGTTTTATGTATCGAAGGAACTTATCTTGCCCCTCCCTTTGAAGCTGCTTAGCGTTCAAAGCCTCTGTTAGTTCAAGTAATTGTTTTGTAGCATCAGGGTATTGCTCTGCTAACCGCTCCAAGTCTATATCGTAGGATGCCTTCGCCATCAGTTCAACTCCTTTAATGTGATTATATTTTTACACCACCAGGATAATTCGTCTTCTGTCAAGTTATGCTTCAAAATATTTACTCTACTGCAAACCAATTGTACATTATTTGGTAGATAACCGTTATGGGGATCTATACGATCAATACTAGCATTCAATTCCTTTCTTCCGCCTCCGTCTTTTTGCCACGTCATAAAAACACCTGATAAAGCACATTTGCCCTCTTGCTCATGCCACAACGCAACAATGTCTATGGCTTCTATATTCCATTCAATACCTGAATTTCTTCTAGCTGATTTTGCTTGAGTGTATAGATGTCTTAAATATTTTTCTGGGGATGAGGATTTCTTACGATTTGCAATTTTGGTTCTACAGGATTTACAAACACTACGGAAATATTTTCCTTTCGGATTTGAAGTGATTTCAAAGTCTTCTTCTGGCAGTTCTTGTTTACAGGCTGTGCAAATTTTCATGCCAAATTTTTTGAAATTTTAAAATTTTTTGACCCCATATCGTTTTTGACTTTTTACATAATGAAGGGGGTCGCTTTATTTGTCAAAGTTTCTGGATATTCTCTCTATGTCTATTTTCTTCTCTTTAACACAAAGAGAGCGAGCGCGCGCGAGGGGGGGATGGGGGAGGGCAAATGGTCAAACGAGGGGAAAAGTCCAAGCATAAAAAAAGGGAGAGCAAATGCCCTCCCTTTCCTTTTGGGGTGATT